GTTTTGGTTCTTGAGGAATAGGAGGTAACGGTGCATCAATTACCAGTGCAGCACCCATTGGATTTTGATTCCAAGATCTGGCAGAAACAACTTTCTTCTCTTTAAAAGTTGCTCTAATCCTAACAGCAAGAGCCATTGGATTACCACTACTGAGGGGTTTTCCTCTGACTTGTTTCAGTTCTGCTCTGATTCTATACTTACCGGCATCGAAGTATTTTGTTTCAAAACTTTTACCAGTGCTTCTTCCTGGACCACTGAATCCTTTCTTCCTGATGATAACTTCATCACCACCGGTCTCAATGTCCCCAAGACCATTTCCAATCGCCATTCTACCACCACCAGCACGGTTGCCGATGTAGAGAGTGACATCATCATCTACCATAGTTTCAATACTGTAGTTACCGCTGACAGGAAAATCTACATATTCCCATCTAATAACATGAGTTCCAGCAAAATCATTTGTTGAAGATTTATTTGACCGAGGATTAAATGGAAGAACACCAAACTTATTTAAGAAGTCTGCATCTCTACCTGCATTTGGATTGATTCTCCACAGTTTTCTATCCGCCTTAGTAATAAATTCTTTTGTATTGAAAACTTCTTCGAGTACAGATCCCTTAGTTGATCCCTGACTCTTAGTGGGAGTTTTTTGTTCTGAACTTTCTGCAGGTACTTTTACTGTATCGACTTTAATTGTTTTACTGTCGCTTCCTTTTTCACCACTTTGTCTGGTTGTCCAACTAACTTTTTCTCCATTTCCAACTTTTAAAGTTCCAACAGATAATCCAGAAGTTTTTGGATTATCGTCCCATTTAAATTTTAAGGAAATATCCCCACGTCCCCTGACAATCATTTCAGTTCCATCACCATTAAACTTTGCACTAACACCTGGTGATGTTGATACAATTTTTAATGAAGCATTCTCATCAAATCCATTATTGGCATCATCATCAAATTCAATTGTTCTACCATTATCTCTAACTCTTCTTCCTGCTGTGGGGGATGCACCTTCAGTTCTGATTGCATATGATCTCTTAGTAGAAATTTCAGGAGCTGGAGTTGGTGGTTTTATAGATACTTTTTCATAAATGGGAATATTCTCAAGATCAATTCTAATTCTATGGACACCAGATTTTACAAATCGCTTTATCTTTTCAGGAGATCCTTTGAATCTTTTTGCTCTACCAATTAATTCATTATCAAGATAAAAATCAGCAACGTTATCCGCAAGATATTTGAAGGTATATTCTCCGTCATATGGGAAATCTTCTTCCCATTCCATAGTATGTTCAATCCCAGCAAAGTCACTACCAGAAGCATTCGATGGGGGAACTGGAGAAACCGCATTGAGGTTCATGAAACTATCTTCAATCACCCTTTTAATTTTAGTTTTTGATTTTGGGTTAAAGTCTTTGGTGCTCTCAAAAATATAAGTTAAGTCATTGATACTATGACCATCTTGCTTTCTTTCATTAGTGGCCCTGAATATACCTTGAGTTGCTTCAACTTGTAAGTCATCATTATCATTAGAAGATTCAACAAAGTCAGCAAAAATTACTGAACCTTTTTTATTTCCTTTAATTTCCTTTGCATCTCTTCCAAGACCTCCAACAAGACCTTGTTCAGTTCCTTTACCTCTAAATGATCCTGATGATGTTATTCTATAAACAGTATTTCTTTTTACTTTTTTAGTTACAGTGTCTGTTTTACTGTCTTTAAAACTGTCTGCTGTGAATTTAAATTTATGAGATCCATCCTCTGCAACAAAATTAAATACTAATCCTCTATCTGCCTTTTTTCCACCTTGAGTGAATACTTTAAATTTAACGTCCTCAAAAAATTCTTTTTCTGCTGGTGGAGATTTTTTTGAGGATGTTACTTCTTTACCACCCCATCCCCAGTGAGAAACTTCATGAACTATCCTTGATTTTTTATTTCTTGCAGTTACCTGAATAGGTCTTTCTTGTCTTGTTGTCCACCAATTACGGACCACATTCTGATCGATATTAATTTTCTGACCCCTTCTCAAAGAGATAAGAAAGTCTTGATATCTTTTAATTTCTATCCGTGCTGGATTATCATCAAAGTTTGCATAGACATTGGGATCCCATATTCCAATGTCCTTTCCATCCTTATTATATCTTCTACCAAAAGATCCTGTTGTGGGTGCTCCACTAAGATCATACTCCTCAAAATCCTCTTCGTTCTCAAAAGTTTCTACCGTAGTAAGAAACTTACAATCAGGATACCCAGGATCCCCGATCATAATGGAGCGAACTACAGCTCCAGATCCAATACCATATTCATCAAACACTTCTGTGATGGGAGCATACTGGTATCCCCAACCACCATCAATCAAATCAACCGCAAGGAGTGATCCATCATTACCGATGATAGGATTTCCCTTAGCACCTATGCCTCCACCACCAGAAAACCTTACTCTGGGAGTAATTTCTTTCAGAATTTCTGGTTTTATATTATTGAATCCACCATCAGTACCATCAGTGTCACCAAATCCATCCTCATAAATGTCAAGACCTGTTACACCATCACATCCTTTACTTCCTGATGCTGATGTTGTAGGTAGGAGGTCCTTCCCTTCAAGTTTGTTGACCTCATTAATATTCATGAACTGAATTTTATCTCTTCTCCTAAAGATAAAAGTAGTTCCTGGATTTAATTTTGCGTACTTATTTGCTTCATATACTGTAAAATTGCCGACAAAACCTCTCTCAGGGTCAATATAACCAACCCTGATGTCGGATTTAGATGCAGGTCCGAAGATATTAAAGGACATTATCGGTTATACTTTGCCTTCATATTGTGTATTTATGAGATGGTTCCGATGGTATTTCCTTGTTCGTCAATAATATTGCCTTGTGCCACAGCATCTCTTTCTTCTTGTGTTATTGGAGTATCAAGATCAATATCAGGTTGAGATGTTGGTGGTGATGCGTATGGAGTCTCTCCTGGTGCTTCTCTTGGAGTATCATTCTCCCTATTTGTCGCATTCTCAATGGACTTAGCACTTGGCAGAGAAGAATCTGGTTGTGCTGATCCACCATTAGCCATACAATACTTGTCAGACACTGCTAAGTTTGGAGTCAATTCGCAACCAAATACGTTCAGGGATATGTTACTGAAACTAAGAGCAGAGGTCATACTACCACTGATACCACCAAGAAGGTTTGTAATATCAGAGAGAGCACCACTTACCCCTGCTAATTCATCTTGGATATCTTCTAAGAAAGAATTGATGTTATCGAGTAAGTTATTATTTGCACTCTCAATTTCATTTTTACTTGCATATAGTGCCTGACCAATTAAATCCTCAGCATAACAAGTTCCAACTTGAGGTTGTCTTTTCACTTGATCATTCTGTGGGTTATCTACATTCTCTCTTGCTTTTCTTTCTGCATTACCCATATCTAAGGCATCATCAAGAATACCTTGAATTAATCCACAAAGATTTCCAGTTAGTTTACCATACAAACAAAGAATCAGTTCGGTAATTTTTTCTTTCATATCACCAAACATCGATCTCATATGAGTTGGTAGTGCTGCAACTGCTTTTGCTAATGTCTTGTTCAGAATCTTGAGGACATACTCCATCACCTTATCAAACAAAACCTTCATATACTTAGCAATCTGACAAGCAGCATCACTAATTAATTTTTGTACATCCTCAATCGCACTTGATACCGCGTCAATATAACTTGATATAGCACTGAGATATGAGTTAAGTCTTTCTGTCAGTGTTTTGATAGTTGTTTGAATCGCAGACACTGCTGATTGAACAAACGAATCAGGGTCTGGCTTCATCACAACAATACATTCTTTTATCTTTGCTTCTCTCTTTGTATCTGCTGCAGAGAGTTGATGCACTGCATCGGGATTCTCTTTTGTTGGATTACCAGTGCTTGGTGCAGATGGAGATTCTTGCTGTCTCCTTAGTTTTGCAGTATGGTCTGCAACTGCTTTCATAGCAGCATCTTCTACTTCTTGAAACGACTTACCTTCGTTTCTTGCTGCCTCTCTGGCATCATTTGCAACCTGTAATCCACCAGGGATTGCACTAAGAGGTTGATCTGGTCTTAACCCAAATTTATTAAGTTGAACTCCTGGTGGTGCAGGAGCAAGTGCAGCAGCTAACTTTGGATCGGTTGGTTTTTTAGTAACCAATCCATCATCAGGAGCAATTGGTTTTGCATTACCCTTTGGAGGATTTTTACCTTCAGCATATCCACTGGTAGGACCAAAGTTAGATTCCGTCTTGCCAATCTTAGTTGACATCGGAGTCTGAGCATTATGCCCCATGATTCCCATGATGACGGGGACCTGTTGGTCTTGTCCGTCCATGAAGAATCCAAAGACAAAGTTACCTTGACGGATCATGGGGGTCTGACTTGCCCCTGTTTGTCCACCACCAGCAGTGATGGGATACATGACACTCGCCCAAGGCAACTGATCCGAAGGAATAGACTCCTCTTCTTTATCATGGATGCCCATGATACGAACTTTATATCTTCTACCCCATCCAGGAATACTATTTGCATCCTCAAATTTTCCAGGCAGGATGTTATCTCTCCATTCGGAGTCATCGACAACTTGGCCGAGCCACCAAATAAATTGTGTTCCTAAAAAACCAGGATCAAATAGTGCTGCTCCTTCTGCCATTAGTCGTCATATACCAGACATTCTGGTTCAGAGGGATTTTGATCACAGAATAGTTCAAGATAACTGGGATCGTGGTGATCTCCTGCTTCGATTTCTTTTTTATGATGCTCTGCATAATCTTCTAATTCATGCAACTCACCCTCAATGTGGCGACGTTGCTGTGGAGAAATAGTTGGGTCCTCAAGAATTTTTTTATCCTTTTCAATGTGAGTCTCGATGTTTTTTTCCATAGTGCTATTAGAAAGTATTTGTCGTATCAGTTGCTAATCGTGATACTGTTCTTTGATAGGGGGTTTGTACTCCAGGTGTTTGTGTTGGAGTTGCTGGTTTACCAGATTCGTTTGCACCCTCTCTTGCCTTTCCAGTTCTACCGAAGGAATCTCTTACCAGATTTAGTTTGGTATAAGTTCCTTTGGCATTAACCAAATGGCACAATGCCGATATAATATATAGTCCACCAATTTGGCGGTCAATATCGTCATTCTTTGTATCCTTCTGTGCTGATGGCGCATCAAAATAGATTGCATCACCCGCATGTAGAGAAAAATCACCAGGAATAGTGATCTCAATCTCAGAAGCATACAATTGATTATAGCGCATGATTGCCTGATTGGTAATCAGTTCTGGTCTAAAGTTTGGATCCTTTGACTTTTCAATCTGCTGCTGACTTGATCCTGACGGTAAAGTTCCAGTGTCTTTTACAATATAAGTTGTCCTTGAGAACTGTTTGTTTTCTCCTTGACGGTTAAACTCTGGGTTCAGAACTGGTAGTTCCTTTCCCCCTTTCTTCAAAGAATCCTCGACTCCATCATCTCCTGTAGCCTTTGGATTCAGAACTTCATACTTACAGGTGTATGGATCAAACAAAACGATTCGTGTTGATTGAAATCCTGCCTGCATCTTTTCTTGAATATTGATGCGATTGTCCTTAGAGAATGTCAATGCTTTTATATT